ATATAAGATCACCATTGAACGGAATTTGGTTTTCCAGATTCTCAGTAAGTGAATTTCGATCTTGTATCAAACATTCTACGAGAGATAAATTATAATTAGAATATTCTTACTCAGAATACTTTAATATATAATTATGGCTCGTAGAATGTAAGATAACAGATAGTCAATCAATTTCTGTTATAAAAGTCCCTAGATGCTTTCACACGACACCCCTTACTCAAGGGCTTGTGTAAAACCAGAAGGGCAATTTTATACAACAAAACAATTATGAAAACACAAAATCTAATAATAAAAAGGTTATTAGGTTTGCTTTTCAATAATCATTCTGTTAGTAAGAAATTTATAACTACTGTGGAAACTATGAGAGCCAAGAGTGGTTTAACATTTACTATCAAGTATATGAAAGCTGTAAAGCTTCATATTACTCGATATATAAGTGGTAAACCATTAATGGTTAACTCTGCATTAGTTTCTTTACAAGACGGTTTTCCAACTAGATTCCTCTATTTGAAGGAATTAATTGATAGTAAAAGTTTAATAAACAAAAGATTTGTTCTTAGTCTATTAACCTATACTAGATCAATAATTCCAACAAAAGAAGAATCTTCCAAAATTAAAGTTGATTGAAGTTCAATCTCAAACCCTTATAAAGGGAAGAAGTATACTATACCTCTTCCTTTTATTAAGAAGTTTGTATATAAATATATGTTGAACTTCAAACCCGTTTGAGATGAAGATTTACACTTTATAAGTAATAAATCATCACCTCAAGGGAAATCAACTTTATTTGGACCATTTGGACTATTTCAAATGATTCATTTCTACCCTAAGATGTTAGAATACTTTCTAAATCTTATAGGAGAATTGAAGTTTGACCGAATGATCGGTAATTTCTGTAACATAATGTTACGTGATCACCGAGCATTTAAGTCAGGAAATAGTTTAAATGGAATTGGAAAAATCGCGATTGTTCATGATCCGGAGTTAAAAGAGAGACCTATAGCAATGTTAGATTACTATAGTCAACTTCTTTTAAAGCCTATTCATGACGAACTTTTAAAGAAACTTAAAAAGTTCCCCAGTGATAGGACCTTTACTCAGAACCCTTTCCATAAATGGAATAAATCTATGGGTAACAGATTTTGATCATTAGATCTTTCATCTGCTACTGATAGATTTCCAATTGACCTTCAAGAGAAGCTATTAGGTGTCATGATGAATGACACTGAAATAGCTAAAACTTGAAGATTAATTCTTACGGATAGGGACTATAAACTTCCAACAGGAGGATCAATACGTTATAGTGTTGGTCAACCTATGGGAGCTTATAGCTCATGAACAGCCTTCACACTTACACACCATTTAGTTGTGGCATGAGCTGCAGAACTTTGTAAAATACAAAATTTCACAGATTATATACTTTTAGGTGACGATATCGTTATAAGAAACGATAAAGTCGCTCAAAAGTATATAACAATCATGACACGACTGGGTGTAGACATTTCAACAGCAAAGACACATGTATCGAAAAATACATATGAATTTGCTAAGAGATGAATACACCATGGTGTTGAGATTTCAGGAATACCTTTAAAGGGTTTAGCTACAAATTGAGTAAATCTACCAATTGTTATAAAACAAATAGTAGAGTATAATCAAAGATGTAGTACACTCTTTAGAGGTACAATGGTTGATCTTATAGTATCAGTGTACAAAGGTATTAAATTGGGTAACAGATATTTATCTGCCAACCATTTAAGAAACTTTGTAACTGATATTGTATTTGTAACAAGGTACCAGGCAAAATTGGTTACTTATGAAGAGATAAGAAATTATCTTATTCACAAGATACCAAATCCTGATATCCTTGTTCCAAATGCAGATCAAATTCACGAATTTCTTCGTGGGATCTTGTGTTTAGGTTTGACTAAGATGGCTGAAAAATCAGGAAATGATCTTTCAGGGTATTTTAATAAATTTGTGAAGAATTTCCAAAAAGGAGATCCTAACATCAAATTACTGTTAAAATACAACCCCATCTTATTGGGTCTATTTAATAAAACTCTCCATATGAAGAAAACTTTACAAAAGTTTCGACAAATGGATGAGCTTGATTTAATAGACTCAATGAGTCACATGAGATTAGACCATAGTGATAAATTGGTTAGCACTTTCAGAAATACATCTGAAAGTGTTGTCCAATTTGACAAACTATGAAAAATGGCCTTTAATAGAACAAAGATCATTAATGAAGATAATTATCTTAACTTTAATGAACTTTCTCTAGAAAGGTCAAGTCTAAAACCATGAGAGTCCTATTACATAAACAGTATTGGGGAGCTAACCGATAAATTAGAGGCTATAAAAGCCGCTGATTTAAAGGAATTCAAGGAAGAGTATAATTTACACTTCCCTGAACCAGCTCCTCAACAAATGTTATGAATGTAATATTCTTCTAACTAACAAGGTGGTTATTAAAGTAAACTTTAATAATGGGTTTTACCCACGTTTGTCGTGTCCAAAAGACACG